ACTGGTACATGGACCACTGCGCCAGTGGGCTCTTTGGTTATTGGTACTGTTGTGGGAACTTTTCAATCTGGCGAGGCTTTGCAGGTTGGCGGCGTTCTTACTGTTCAGGCGACTTCTGCGAATACGCAGATTACGCGATTGCCAGGCGGCAGGTTGGAATGCTTCAACTATAACTTTACCGGTTCGCTGAATACAAAAAAAATGTATTGCTGCGATGGCGTTAACCCTGCTTTTGAGTTTGACGGTACAACTTACGTTCCGATTAGAACTGGCATGGCGACTGATGCGCCTTCTCATCTGATTGCGCACAAAGGCTTTTTGTTTCTCTCGTTCTTGGCATCGGTCCAATACTCGGCGCTTGGCAATCCTTATGGCTGGTCGGTAGTTCTTGGTGGTGGTGACATTGACACATCAAGGCCGGTAACTGGTTTTTTGCCTCAGGGCGGTAATGCTAATGGCTCATCGTTGGCAATCTTTACATCTGAACGGACATTCGTTTTATACGGTAGTTCAAATGCAGATTTTAAATTGGTGTCGTCAATTTTTGATATTGGCTATTCATCATACACATGCCAACAGATTTCAAATGATGCGTTTGGCTGGACGAATCGCGGTATTCAAGCTTTGGTAACTACGCTGAACTATGGCGACTTTGACTATTCATCTGTCAGTCATGAGATCCAGCCATTGATCACGAAGAAGCGTGGCCTTGAGATTGCTTCCAATACGCTTCGCACAAAGAATCAGTATCGAATCTATTTCACAGACGGAACGGCTTTGGCTGTCGGTTTAACCGGTGACAAGATCAACGGGATCATGCCGCTTAACTACGGCAAAGTAGTTCGCTGCATCTGTTCTGCGACTTTGCTTGGCGGTGGCGAGGCTGTTTATTTTGGCTCTGATGATGGCTATGTTTATCAAGATCAAGTTGGCACATCACAAGATGGTAGCGCGATCGAGGCTTGGATTCGCCTGCCATTCAATAGCAATAAATCGCCGCGAGTACGCAAGCGTTTTCGTCGTGCAGTATTTGAAATGTTTGTTGAAAGCTTTGCTAAGGTCAATATCAGTTATGACTTCGGCTATGGCGATCCCAATGTAAATCCTTCTGCGCCTGTTGCTGATACGACTTTCATCGGTGGTGGCGGCTATTGGGATCAATTTACTTGGGATGAGTTTACTTGGGATGCTCCATATGTAAATAACCCAAGCATTTCAATCGATGGCACTGAGAAAAATATCAGTCTGTTGTTCTACTCAAATAGAGCTCAAGACGAATCACATACGCTGCAAGGCGTGACTCTTATTTCTTCACCTCGAATCCTTCAAAGGTAATCATGACGAATCCTTATTACAATGTAACCGGCGCGCCTCCTGCGCAGAATCGCGGGGCATCTGCTTCTATTCGCAATGAATTTACTTTGATTCAAACTGGTTTTGATGCGCTAGTTAGCAACTTTGCGGCAAAGGGAAATGTGAGCGGTCAAACATGGACCGGCACTCATAATTTTCCATCGACGACCTATGGCGTGACTGCAACGGCTGGATCAAACAACACATTACTTTCAACCACGGAATATGTCGATCGCGCAATCAGTGTATTGCCTGCAGGGACTTTGCCATCTGTAACTGGCAAAGATACCACTTGGAATTTAACACCTAATGCTACTGGTACTGGCGTTCAATGGACTCAAGGCGCTGGCAGCGGCGGTACGGCAATTACTGGCAACGTAACATTGACATCTGCAAGCCCAGCGGCAATGACGGTGACACCGACAACATACGGCCTTTATGCGACATTGCCAGTGGGAACGACATTGCCAAAGGCTGCTTGTGTTTTCAGCTTTTACAATGCTGGTGATTATGACTACGGCTTGAAAGATTCAGCAGGAACTCAACTAGGCTGGATTCGTCCTAAAACAGGCGCGGTAATCGGTGTGTCTGATAACTCAACTGCTGCGGGTAGTTGGGTTTTGTATGGTGTTGAAAAGCTCGGCATAACAGCAAACTATTCAAACAGCACACTTACAAACATGGGGTCTTCAATTGTTCGTGTTGCTATTGACGCTAACAGAACATTCTTTGCGTTCGGTAACACTGATTGCTACGGCATTATTTACGATGCATCTACTCAAACATGGGGGAGCGCAACTCTGATAAGGTCAGGAATAAGCGCTGGACAATTTACAGCAATTCTTAGTGCGACAAACCAAGTTTTAGTAATAACCTCTACTGGCGTAACAACTATTCAAGCTGTTACTTTAACAATTGCTAGTACTGCCATAACCGTAAACACTCCTATAAATAGTGCTGCAACTAGCTCATTTGTAACAGTTCCAAATCAAATTATCGCAGTTGGTTCATCTTTTGTTTTGTCATTCCAGCATAGCGCGGCGGCAAGCGCAATTATCGCTTTAACAGTAAGCGGAACAGTTCCAACTTTTGGAACAGAGGCGATACCATCTGGTGGCGCTACTGGTTCTATTATTTCACTGTATGTTTCTGGCTCAATTGTTCGCGCTATAGCTGCATCATCAACCGTTTTAACTTGCACTCCTTACACAGTATCGGGAGTTTCATTATCGGTTGGGACTGCGGCAACAGCCACGACAACAGCAGCAGCATTCCGGTCATTTCAAAATGTAAATGGGAACATAGTAGCTGAGTATTTGAACTCAAGCCATTTCGCTACGATTTTCAAGCTAACAGGCACGGTCGAAGCAGCAAGCTCAGTGAGTCTCGGCACTGCGCCAAGTGGCATTACAAATTCTGCGTACATAGCAATTGGTAATAAAGCTGTATTTTTAAGTGCTCCTGCTGGTAATACTTGGTATGCAAATATTTTGACAGACACGGGGGGCACAGCAAGCGCGGGTACGCAAATATCTGGCACGGTGTCCGGTACTACGCTTTCAAGCATCGCAGGGCTATTCGTTAGTGGTAACACTGCCAAATTCGCATGGCAGTGTTCAAGTGGCTCATCATCAGCGGGAACTTTGACGTTCGATTGCTCTGGAAGTTCTCCAACGTTATCGGATATAAAAACGCTCAATGGGGGATCCGGTGGACAAGTGTCATATTCTGTTTTTTTAGGTCAGCCGTTAGATCAGACCAGACACCAGGCCACGTTAGTGTCTGGCACCAACGCTATTTCGATAGGCAATGGCGTCAGCACAGTATATGGCCTACAGGTTTCTGCGAACAGTATATCGAAAGTATTGTTGACGCCAATGAGGACTACGAATGGGATTGTAGGTGCAACAAATAATGAATCCTACTTTGTTACTCAAGTTGATGGATCGAGTACTGGAATTGCAATCATGAAATTGGAGATGGCAGCATGAAAACAATCATTACTTCAAGCGGTCAAGTTGGCAAGTTCAACGATTATCAGATTCTTGATGATCGTTATTTGTGCGATGGTGTTGAGTATCCATTTTTGGTATTGGGTGAGACTCACGAAATTGGCGACTATGTAGATCCAGGTTTAACCACCGACGAACTCAACGCAATCAAGGCCCGAGTATGGGAAGAGATCAAAGCTTTCCGAGATAACCGCATTTTAAACGGTGGCTATCCGGTTGGCGCTCATTGGTATTACTCAGACTTAATTGCTCGATCTCAACATCAGGCAAATGCGCGCAAGGCTGACATTATTCAGGCTGCTAGTGGCGATATGAATGCCACGATGACTAACGTGAACGGCAATCCGATTTACATCAAGTCGATGGATAACGGTTACATGCCTATTAGCGCGACTACAGCTCATGCAATTGTTGAACAAGCAGAGGCGCATGAAATGGCGACTTATGCTGCGGCGATCGCGCATAAGACTGCTCTGTATGCCTCTTCAAATCCTGCTGCTTATGACTACTCAAGCGGCTGGCCTGCTATCTATACGGGGGCATGATGGACTCTATAACGATTCGATTCACCACAAAATATCCCCCAAACGTAGGCAGTTGGATCGTTGCTAGGCTTGGTGGTTCAGAGGTCTTCTCGCACTGCATGGCGATCATAGACGGATTAGCTTTTGAAGCCACGATGCTTGATGGTTGTCGAGTGGTAAGCCTAGCAGATGCAATGCATGGCGTTACTTATTATCAGGACATGATTGTCCCTGTTAACTCTGTACGATCTGGCCTACAATTTGGATGGGATCAAAGAGGAAAAGGGTACGATTTTCTTGGTGCGCTTGGGATTCCTTTTTTAGCTTCTGATGATTGGGCCGATGATTCTAAGTGGTGGTGTTCAGAATTGAATTTCATGATGCTTGGTGCTGCTGGCAATTGGGTGCTGGATAAGGAAATTCAGAAGCGCATTACTCCTGAGCATTTGCGTATGTTGGATTATCCAAAGTCTGAAATTCGTTTTTATCCGCGAGAGATCGCATCAACTTAGGAGTAGTGAAATGAACGCATTGGAAATTTTGACTGCTGGTAACGGCAATCCTCCACCAAAGAAACCGCCAGGCTCGAACGCGAAGCGCCCAGGTAAAAAGTAATTTTCGTGGGTTACTACGCTTTATTGTTGGCGGTTTCGATCTGGTTAAACCGTCACAACATAAGAATGCTGCTGCTGACAATTATTGTTGGTTGCGGCATTTTTTTTCCTGTACCTGATAACTATTTTTATCAGTATTGCATTGCTATTGAAATCCTCGTATTGGTTGGCGCAGAAGCGTTGAATTGTGCTGCTTCTCGCCTAGTAGTATGGCTTTCAATGTCTTTGATTTGTTTGCATGTAATGGGGTTGCAACTTGACGGTTATCCCGAAGAGAGTCCTTATCATGCTTTAGTAGTCTCTTGTGAGTATGCCGAGATTTTGGCATGCATTTTATTCTCTCGTTTTGCGTCAAGGACAAGACATCATGTTTGACATTACAGAAAGCGCCCGATGGGCCATAGGGCAGCTAATCGTTTTCTTTGCATTCCTCTACTATGAATCAGCAAAGATGCGCAGTCACATTGATACTAAGGTTGATCAAGACCGTTGGGAAAAAGACTTAGAGCTTATTCGCCAAGAAAACAAAGAACGAATTGATAAGCTTGAGCTGCAGTATGAGGGCAAGTTAACGCAGATGTTTAATCAACTGACAGACAAGATCGAAAGCACAGAAAAACATTTGTCAGAAAAAATCGATTTGGTTATGAAGCTTCTGCAAGATCAAAAGAAGTGAATTATGAAAGTTAATCCAATTCCTGAATGGAAGAAAACTCTTCGATATGCATGGTCTGTACGTTTCGCAATTTTGGCAGGATTGTTTTCAGCGGGTGAAGTTGTCATTGCTTACTTCCCCGATGCTTTGCCTCGCGGGGCAATGGCTGGCGTTGCTGGCGTGTGCTCTATGGGTGCGCTGGTAACTCGATTCCTCATGCAAAAGAATTTGAAAAATGAAGACGACTAAGAAATCACTTGCTGCAATTCTCGGTAGTGTCACTGCTGCTGCGGCATTGATGACTATGACACCAAAATTTGAAGGCACTGTTTACAAGACCTATAAAGATGTTGGCGGTGTTCTGACTTACTGCACCGGTGCGACAGAGGATGCGCAATGGGGCAAGACTTATACGCCTGATGAGTGCAAGGCGCAACTTGATTATGACTTGGCCCGACATGCAGAGGGCATGATGAATTGCGTTCATGTTCCTTTGACTGAGGGGCAGAAGATTGCTTTTACTGACTTTACTTTTAACGCTGGTGTATCTGCCTTCTGCGGCTCATCGATGGCGCGTAAAGCTAATCAGGGCGATGTGATTGGCTCATGCAAGGCACTTCTTCTTTGGGACAGAGTAAATGGCAAACCTGTTCGCGGGTTGACTATAAGGCGCGAAGAAGAGCGCAAGATTTGTGAGGGTGTTAAATGAACTCGTTATTGATCAAGGTAATTGCTGCGATCCTCTTTGTTGCTGGAACTGTAATGTATGCCGATCATGTAAAGCATGGCTACATTCAGCAGGGCCGTGATGAAGTCACAAAAGACTTTGAAGAGAAGTTGAGCAAATTGCGCTTGCAACACATTGCCGATATGAAGCAAATGCAAATTGGATTTGAAAAGAACAATGGAAAGGTAGTGGAAGAATATGAAGATCGCCTTAAATCTCAAGCAGACAGCTATGAAATCCGTATTGCTGGTATCCGTGCTAATGGCGGGTTGCGCGTCAGAAAAATCGATATTAGTGCCAATGAGCGACAGCCCGAAACCGCAAGCGCCGAAGAAAGTCATGAGGCCGGTGACTACAGACTTCCTGAACGAATTGAAAATGATCTTTTCGCCTTTGCCCGAAAAGCAGACGAAGTGAAAGAACAATTAAACGCCTGCCAAAGTTGGATCAAGACTCAAGGCTTCTATACTGAAAATCAGAGGTAATCATGGCAAATGCAAATACCACAATGTTAAATGATCCAATGAATCCGCAAGCGACTGTTGCGCCTGCTGGCATTATTGCTGGTGCGCAGCAAACGGATAAACCTGCAGCTGGTGGCGGGATCATTCAACAAAACATGCTGCCAACAAATGTCAATGCGACTATGCCTGTTACTAATCCAGCCGGTGCGCCTGCAGAAAATTCAGCGGCAACGCCTGATTATTTGGCGCAGTCAAAAGGTTTATACAATCAATATCTTGGTCGTGATGGCGATCAAGAGGGTGTGAATTATTGGGCCAATGAGCTCAAGAATGGCAAGTCCTTGGATGAGGTTACTAATGCCTTTAAGTTTTCAGCAAACAAGGTGTACAGCGACTTTGCAAATCACGCTGATCCAACTGGCGAAAATTTGAGTTATTTGTACAGTAATTACAATCCAGAGGGAATTGACCTAGTTACTAAAGACTTGAAATCTGGCGCTGCTGCTAGTTATTTAAAAGATGGCAAAGTCACTTTGCCTGCATCTAATCCTGCTGTGACTACGCCGCCAACTGGTTTCAATGTTTCCCCTAATCCGGTGGCCCAAGGCATCATTGGTACTCAGGTTGCAGGCTTTACGCCAACGCAGTTATCTAATCCGACTCAGTGGAAAGTTGATGGCGATCAAACCGTTCAAGGTCAAATGACGAGAATGATTGATCCAAACAATCCGTACTACCAAGCATGGAAGACTGCAGGTGCGCAAGATGCTGCGGCCCGAGGTTTTACGGGCAATAGCTCGATTCGTGATACGGCAATCATGGATAGCATCATGCGCAACGCAACGCCGATCGCAACAAGTGATGCATCGACATATGCTAAGGCAGCAGGCTACAACGCAGATACCGAAAACAACTTTGCGATTAAGAATCAAGAGGCTTCTAATACTGCTGGTCAATTTAACTCGGGCCAAGCAAATGCAATGGCGCAAGCAAAATTGTCTGCGGATACTTCCAAGTATTCCACTGACAAGAGTTCAGCGACACAATTGGCAACGGCGAAGATCTCTGCAGATACGCAAAAATTTGTTTCAACTCTTAGCTCTGATACTCAAGTTAAGGTTGCCAATCTCAACAATGCCTCTCAAGCTGCGATTAGTGCGGCTCACGATGCAAATGCTGTTTTGCTGTCGAATAACTCTGATGCGCAAAATGCTTTCCGTGATTATGTGAATGCTGTGTCTATTATTCAGAACAACGACAAAATGTCTGGTGATGCAAAAACAGATGCAATGAATGTCAGTCAGGATCTGTATAACAAGCGAATTTCAGCAATCAAGACAGCAAGTCCAAATACGCCAGCATCACTAGACAACAATACTTATGGTTACTTAGATAAAACAAAAGAAGCCACAAAAGTTAGCAATGCTCAAGCAGCAAAAAGAGCTGCCGAAGAAGTTGGTGGAACTGATGTTAGTGGCTTGGTTGATTTTTCAGTTTAGGCTAATCATGACAAACCAATTAGTTAGAAATGCTGTGAACGAGATTGAAAAGATCATGCTTACGATGCCGCAAGTTGAATTACCTGTTGAGCATAAATTTGCGCATAACGTTTGTGCGCGGGTTTTGGATATTCCAGCTGGTGTCACATTGACCGGCGCGATTCACAAATATGAGAATTTAAACTTTCTCGTAAAAGGTTCTATGTCGCTAGTTATGGATGATGGCGAAGTTAAAACGTTACATGCGCCTAGTATTGTGGTTTCACCGGCAGGCGTTAAGCGCATTGCAACAACACATTCAGATTGCACATGGATCACGATGTTTGGCACAAGTGAAACAGATCCAGAAAAAATCGTTGCAGATTTTACGGCTGCAAGCGAAGCGGAATATCTGGAATTTAGCAAGATTTTACAAATTGAGGGGGCTTAATCATGGCTGTTGTCGTTAGCGCGGTTGTAACCGCATTTGAGGTTGCCACGGTTGCAGCGGCGTTAACTGCCGTTGCTGAGGTTGGTTTGGCATGTACTGTTGTTGGCGCGGCGACAGGTAGCAAGGATTTGCTTAAGGCAGGTCAAGTGCTTGGGATTGTCGGTGGCGTTGGCAGTTTGGTTAATGCGGGCTTCGGTGCGATGGCTGAGGGCGTTGCTACGGCTGCGAACGAAAGCTTGGGCGAGGCGGCTGCAAGTGCTGTTGCGCAATCTACCGAAGATGGCATTGCTCAAAGTTTGGCCCAACAAGCAACAACAGATTTAAGCGGATTGGCGACTGCTGGTGAGCAGGCCGGTGCGTTGTCATCTGCTGCTACAAGCGCGACACCTGCTGCTTTTGATTCAAGCATTGCTGGATTGGGCGAGGCTGGCAGTGATGCTGCTGTTGGTGCGTTGAACTCTGCGACTCCTGCTGCTACTGCGGCTGCTGCAGCGCCGGTGCAAACTGCGGCTGAAACTGGCGGCTTAAGCTCTCTTTCAAACTATACCGGCGATCTGGGCTCAAACCTTGGGAATGTAGGCGCGAACTTAGGCGATGTCGGTGGCAACGTTGCAACTGGTACGCTTAATTCTGTCAAGTCTCCATTTGATGAGTTTATTTCTAAGATGGGCGACACATGGGATAAGTTGGGCCCGACAGCAAAAGCCGAGGTTGCTAAATCGCTTATGGCGATTCCTGGCGGTATTCAGAAACAGAAGAATGAGGAAACTCTTGCGCGTATTCAGCAGCAAAATGCAGATGCTAACACTGCGCGAGTCAATCAAACATCATACGGCAATCAAGTAGTTGGCATCATCAACAAAGCAAAGGTAGGTTAATCATGTTAGGACAGGCATCAAATCCAATGTTGGCCCAAGCCGAGAAGGGCATTGAATCAAAGGTTAGCCCTAAGTTGAAACCTGCTTTTGATAAGGTCGTTCAGGCTGGCTTAACAATCATGTATTCGCCAAAGCTGCAAACTGAAATGAAAAAGAATCTGGCAAGCACGACAGATTTTGCAGATGCAGCGGGAAAAGGCGCGAGCCGATTGATCAGTAATCTTTACATGCAAAGTAATAAGGCAAAGCAAGTGCAAGATGTTGCGGTTCCTGCTTGCATGATTTTTGCTTTTGAATATCTTGATTTAGCCGAGAAATCTGGCAAGGTGCAAGTCACTCCTGAATTGATCTCGAAGGCAACGCAAGCGGTATCTGATGCAGTATTGCCGATGTTTGGTATGACGCAAGACAAGATTCAATCTTTGATGCAGCAGCGCCAACAAGGGCAACAGCCACAACAGCCGAAGGGCATTATTTCTGGCGCTATGCAAGGGGCTTAATATGGGAATCATTCTTTCAGCATTGGCGGCGGCGGGTGATGCGGGTGTGCAATCGATGAATCAAAACATCGAACAGCAGAACCGTTTGGACCAGATGGCGCAGCAGAATCAAAATGAAACTGAGCGCGATAAGCAACGCGCAATGATGGAATTGCAGAACCGCAAAGAGTTGATCGCGGCTGAACTCAAAGCCAAGAACGACAATGAAGAAACAATGCGCGTCAAGGAAATTGAGAATATCAACAATGCCAAAGAGGGCATTATCAATCGCCAGTTGAATAAGAAGTATGGCGAGTCTGATGCAAATGTTGAGGCTGCAGCGAATGGCGAAACTGACGCTCCTTTGTCTCCTGAGCAGCAAGAAGTTTATGACAAAGCGAAGCAAGCCGATAAAGAAAGAATTGCAAACAGTCGCGATACCTACATTCAGGCGGCTACTGATGCAGGCTATATCAAGCCGAAAGAAGTCATGGCTGATACTAGTCGCGCAGATAAGAATGCGATTATGGCTGAAATTGCAGCGAACAGAAATGAGTCTGCAATGGATCGCAAGAAGATGGAAGCTGATAATAAGCTTGAGCTTGCGAAGATGTGGATCAATGCTGGTAAGAATGGCGGCTCCGGTGGAGGCAATGAGCAAACTGCATTAGAGCGCAATGTAAAGATGCTCAAAGATATGGGCTATAGCGCCGACAAAGTTGAGTCATTTATCTTCGATAAGAAGCAATCTTCTGTTGAAGATGTTGCTGGTCAATTGTTAAAACTTGATCCGTTTGCTGGAACTTCAAAAGCCATGTCTATGGATGATGCTATTAAGAAGGCTGTTGGTATTCGCCAGCAGACTCAAAGTTTGTTAAGCCAATCTCCATCAAATGCAGCGCCAGGCAATAAGCCAACTGCAAAATTAGATTCTATGTTCCCGAAAAAATAAGGTATCGAATGGAAAACGAAGATATTGTTTCTGGCGCTCTTTCTCGCGGATATTCTATTGATGAAATCGCTGATAAGTTAAGCACGGATCAAGGGCTTGATCCAGCAGAAATTCGTGCGCGTGGGTACAACAGCAATGAAATTTTAGGGAAACTTGGCTATCAGGTTCCTCAGCCTGCAGCAGCAAAAAAAGAAGAGGGTTTTTTTGACTCTGCGGTAAGCGCAATCAAAAATACATTCTCTACGCCAGATCAAAACAAGAGCGTAATGGACTCTCTTGATCAAGGTGGCCCAGGTAAGCTAGGCATGTTGTCGCCTGAGTATGTTGAAAAGGTTCGTGCTTTGCCTATTGATAAGCAAATCGAACTTGGCAAGACAGATCCGCAAGCGGCTAAAGTTGCAGCTGATACGCAAGACTTGATGAAGTCAACCAAAGAAAAGCCAATGTCTCGCAAGGTGCTTTTTGGTCGCGTTGATAACGCATTCACTGATAAGCATTTGCAAGATGTGAATTATCAGCCGTATGACGGTAGCGGTATCAAGCCATTGCCTAAGCCAGAAGAAGAGGCGAATACTGATTCTATGGGTAATCAGTATGGTAGTTCAAACATTCCAAGTGAAGATGCGCCTTATATCTTGACCAAGGAAGATTCTGAGTATTTGAAGTCCTTGCCTTATACGATTGATGAATCTCATAAGCGCGATGATTTGAGCTTGCCGACTCGCGCATTAGGCACTGGCGCGCACGAAATGGCGTTCCTTGCAAACTTGATGGGCGGCTTTGTAGTTCAGGGTGTTAAAGAAGGCATCAATGCTGTAGGCGGTAATCTTGATGAGTCTAACTGGTTATGGGATCAAGCGCAGAAAAACGACAAGGCTGTTGAGAATTTGTCCTTGGGCCAAGGCGCTAGCACGGCTGAAAAAATTGGTTTTGGCGTTGTAAAGTTTATTCCTGATCTCGCACTGATGGCGGCAACTGGCGGCGAATCTGCTGTATTGCAAGCTGAAAAAGTGGGGCTTGAAGCGGTTGCTCAACAGTTGAAACATGGCGGCAGTCAAATGCGCGGCTTAGCAATTAAGAATGCGACTCTTGAGGCTAAAAACGTATTGGATCGCGGCGGCTCTCAATCTGATGCAGTCAAAGCCGCTACGATGTCTGTTATGTTTGATCTTGGCACTGGCGGCGTGGCAATGGGATCAGAGGGGAATCTTGCCAAAAGATTTGTTACTGGTATTCCTACTGGCGCTGCTATTAGCGCCGGTCGCATTAGTGCGATGAACTCTGTTCTTCCTGCAAATCAGCAGCAAGAATATGATCCTTCTGAACTGCTTGTTGGCGGTATCACGCAAGGTATCTTGCATGGCGCTATGGGTGGCAAGGCGCGTGAACGTATGCCGACTCGCGAAGAGCTTGGTTATGCAGGGGCGCGCAAAGCAGAGGCAAATTTGCCTGATAGTGCTAGTCCATTGGCTAAATTGAAAGCGGCAACTGATGAAAGTCATTTGTCTGAGCTCCAAGCGGCAAAGCAGCAGATTATCAACAAAGCGAAGTCAGAGGCGGCAGTTGCCAAGATCAGTCAAGCGGCAAGTGTTGATGAGGCTATTGCTTCTGCTAATGAAGCGGTCAATACCGTTCCTGTTCGTTTGCCGGTGTCACAAGAACTGGCAGATGGTAGTAATGTAATTTTGCAGAATCGTGATCGTCGTGGTGCTGGATCAGTTGAGCAAATGAACTCGATTGCTGCTGCTCCTGATTACGGCCGACTGTCGGTATCGCGCGATTTCACCAATGGCGCGCCTGTTGTCTTTGCTGATAGTGCATTGCCAGAAACAGCGGTAATTGGAAAAGAAAGCTATGCAACTACGGCAGATGGTCGCCGCATTCCTGTTCAGTATGCAGCGGTTGAAGCATCTAGTCTATTGGCAAGCAATCGCGCAGATGGTACACCAAACCTTGATTATGTTGGCAATGTAGATGGCAAGCTTCGTGCTATTGCTGGCAATGGTCGAATTGCAGGTTTGCAAGAGGCTTACGCGCGAGGAACGACAGAGGCATACAAAAATGAACTGATGGCAGATGGCGATCATGGCATTGATCCTGCTGCGATCGCTCAAATGAAAGAGCCTGTTTTAGTTCGTGTTATGCCGAAAAATGAAGTTACGGCCGACATTGGCGATGTGAGCAATACCACTGGTACAGCAGCATTATCTCCTATTGAGCAAGCCGCGAATGATGCGCGCCGTGTTGATGTATCTGCTCTGCAGTTTGACGATAACGGATTATCTCGCGAGTCCGTACAGCAGTTCGTAAATTCGATGCCGATGGCTGAACGCGCAGGCTTGATGAATCCTGATGGTACTGTGACGCGCCAGGCAGAAGATCGCTTGATGGCGGCGGTATTCCATGAGGCTTATGGCAATGAAGAGCTCGTTAAGCTTTACGCGCAAGCGGTTGATCCTGAGTCAAAAACGGTATTAAATGCATTGGCGATCGCAGCGCCAAAACTGGTTCAGTTGAAAAATGCCGGCGAGTTTGACATTCGCGATGTGATCAGTGAGGCGGCACAAATTTCCGTCAATGCGAAACGCAATGGCGTTAAGCTGGTGGATTGGATTCAAAACGCAGACTTTACGCGCAATCCTGAAACAGTTGCTATTGTTCAATTCATGGCAGAGAATAGCCGTTCTGCGAAACGCATTGGTGAAGGCATTTCAGATCTTGCAGATGCTATGCTTGCAGCGCATAATTCCGAAAGCATGGGATCGATGTTTGATGATCTCGCGAGTGTAAGCCGTGGTGATGTACTAAAACAATTTGAAGGTAAATATGTCAAGTCAGAAAATCAAACAGATTCTATCGACACAGGGCGGTCAATCAATGATGTCGTCAATCCTGAACAAGCAGCCGCTGAACGAACAAGCGAAGTTGGCCCTGATGCAAATGAAGTCGGAAGACAAGAACTCAAGCTCGAATCAGAAACCGCAGATCAAGCCCGAGCAAGAATAACTGAGCAAGAGCAGCAGGCAAAAGCAAAGGCAGATGAACAGTCTCGCCTTGACGCTCAAGATAAACAATCTCGCATTGATCGTGAAATTGCTGCGCGCCAAGATGCAAGCGCAGAGAACTTTGAATTAGGTCAAAGCGCAGAAGATTCTTTATCTGGTCAACAAGACATTTTCAAATCTACCGTTGAACCGCAGGCTTTTGAAAGTAAGACAGCAGCGAATTACTTCAAAGTCAAAAACGGTATCAATGGCATTCCAAAACAAACTGAGCTTGGTTGGCAGTTTGATCCTAGTCGCGAACTCACCGAAGCAGATAAGCGCGAAAGCGTTATTGCAACGAAAGCCTTAAATGCTGCGTTGGCTGAGGGTGATGATCCAGCACGCCCACTGTTAAAAGCGCCAAACCAAAACTTTGCACTGGCAAGAGAGTTAGGCAAATTGTTTGGGTTTAAAGTTCACTTCATTGATCAAAATGGTACGTTTGACGGTGTGGCCCACAATGGCAATGCCTTTCTGTCCTCAAGCATGAAGCATCCAGTGATCGCGATTGCCGGTCATGAAATGCTGCATTTGATGGAAAAAGCAAATCGCGCCTTGAGCAATAAGTTCCGTACTGCTGTTGCGCAATATCTGAAAGATGGCGTTATTGATGCGCGTCAATTAAGAGAGGGTGATTTAGCTGGTCGCGATGTTTCTCGTTCCGAGGCTGCAGGCGAAACGTTTGCTGACATCAACGGCGCGATGTTTCTTGATCCGAAATTCTGGCGCGAATTGCGCGATGCCGATCGCAATCTTTTCCGTCAAGCCGCTTATACATTGATGGAAGTTTTGTCAAAAGCAAACAAGGTATTGACCGGCTCTCGCTTTGATGTGTCGCAGTTTGTGACTGATGTTGATGCAGTTCGTAAGATCATTGTTGACACATGGACTGAGCATAACCAGGTTAAGGATCTTGAGCGCGCAACTAATGATAATCGCCCTGAGTTTAGCCGTGAGAAGAGAGACGCAAGGGATCGTGCGGTTCGTGCAAAAGATGAGTATGAAAAACTAGATGCTTTGGCCCGTACAGGGAAAGCCTCTGATGCTGATCTTGATAATTACTTTGAAGTCTCATTGAAAATGGGTGAGGCCAAAGAAGATCTTGCAAAAGAGCTTGCTAATACTGCAGATGATATGTTTGCGTTTTATGCCGATACTGGATACGGACAAGTATTTGTAAATCGCTCTGCAAAAGGCGATGGCGGTTATCAGGTAACTTACACAAACAAAGCTGGCGAGCCTATTTCAGACACATTCCATAAAACCAAAGAGGCGGCATTAAGCCAGTTTGTTAAAGAATCAGATCCTTCATCTATTCGTGAATTTGATCCTGATTCTCATTTAAACTTTAGTAGGAAAAGCACTATTGAAGTTGATGGTGTTGATCGCCCAACGAAAAACAGCAACGGCAAGCCTATTGCCGAGACAGAGGAAGGCATTAAGAACTTCTGGCGTTGGTTTGGCAACAGTAAAGTTGTTGATGCTGATGGTAATCCGTTAGTTGTTTTTCATGGGTCTGAGTCAAAATTTGATGCGTTTGATAAAAGCAAGATGACAAATGCTAGGCTTGGCAAAGGATTCTATTTTTCAACAAATATAGAAACTGCAAAGTCATACGGTGAAAATGTAATTTCAGCCTATTTGAATATTGATCGTTTATACGACACTAAAACTAGAAAATTTTCAGGCGATGGAAAAAGTGAAGGTATGGAATATTCGCCTTCGCCAAACAAAGAGCGTTGGTTTATTGTTGACTCTCCAAAACAAATCAAATCAGCAGTAGGCAACAACGGCAAATTTGATCCAAACAATTCAGACATTCGATACAGCCGCAAAGACAAAGCCGAGCGCGATTCAAAGTATTTAGATCTTGTAAAATCTGGAAACTTAGAAGAGGCGCAAAAGCTAGTTGATCAAGCTGCTTTAGAGGCTGGCTACATCACAAAGAATGATTACCGCATGGCGCATCAAGCGCCTAATTCTGATGGCGGTACAAGTATTGCAGGTATCCGCGAAAGCGGTTTAGTTCCTGACGATTACTGGACTCATCCACACTGGTATCAATCTACACCGGAAGAGCGCCAAGCATTTTCAAGCGTGATGTCTGCAATGCGCAGACTTGACGCGCGCAAAGAAGAAGGTAAGAGCGGTGATTCTGTTGGCCTGTTTGTTTATCGCGCAGTGCCAAAAGATGTTAAAGATGGCTCTATTCGCAATGGTGATTGGGTTTCACCGTCAAGAGAATATGCGCAGTTGGAAGGGCAAAGTATTCCAGGTGGATACAAGATCATTTCTCAAAATGTCTTACTAAAAAATCTTTATTGGGATGGCAATTCAATTGCCGAGCTCGGTGTTGATGATGGCAAGGCATACGGCTACAAAAACACAAAGAACAATAAGAAGCTTGTTGACGTTGTTACTCGCGATGA